CTGGCGCTATAGGCGAGAAGGGCGAGAGCGGCGAGAAGGGAGAGCGAGGCGAGAAGGGAGAGCGAGGCCTACTTGGCTTGCAGGGCGAGCCAGGAGTGCGCGGCGAGCCAGGCATCAAGGGCGAGCCAGGCGAGCCAGGCATCAAGGGCGAGCCAGGAGAGCGCGGTAGCGATGGCGCCCCGGGCCTGCTTAGGGAGGTCAAGGGGTACGTCTCAGGGGGCGTCCATTATACTGGAGACGTCGTAAGCCACCGGGGCTCTTGCTACCAGGCCAGGAGAGATACCGCCCGTGAACCTCCGCACGACGACTGGGCCCTCATCGCGGCTGCAGGGCATAGCGCCTCCTCTCCAGTTGTCCGCGGTACGTATAGTGAGAGAGAGACCTATATGGCTCTCGACATCGTTGCCTTTAATGGCTGTAGCTTTATCTCGAGGGTCGATAACCCAGGGGCCTGCCCCGGAGATGACTGGCAGCTTATGTCTGCGCTCGGCAAGACTGGAAGGCAGGGGCCAAAGGGTGACCCCGGTGAGAGGGGAGAGCGCGGAGCGAGCGCGCCTCACATCACTGCTTGGCGGGTCAATCGAGATGGCTATACGGTTACTCCGATCATGGATGCCTTCAGCGACGGGCCGGCAATAGAATTGCGAGGCCTGTTCGAGCAGTATAATAAGGAGAGCTGACTGTGGCGGATCGGGTCGTCAATATCATTACTCCTGCGACGAACTATGACCTCATTACACTCGATGAGCTCAAGCTTATGTTCGGTATTCCTGTATCTGATACCATTCAGGATGAGCTATACAACCAGTACATCACCATCTACTCCGATATGATCTCCGAGTACTGCAATAGGACGTTCGCCTACGAGGAGCTTTACGAGATATGGCGCTGCGTTGAATATGATCAGACCAACGCAATGAAGCGCTTGTTTCTCAGCCACTATCCCCTTGACGACACCTACTCCATTATAGTTGAGAGCCCCACTGGAGGAGTGATTGACTCGTCTGAGTATGAGATCGAGTGGAAGTCAGGCAAGATCGAGCTACTGGGGACGAATACAGAGCCGATCAAGGTGACGTATGCGGGTGGCTATAATCTGCCCGATGAGGCTCCCCCCGCCCTCAAGCAGGCGGTTGCGCTGGCGATCAGGGAGAACCAGGCATACATGCAGAGGCTCGGCGTCAGCGGCATACGCAGCATCAGCCACAAGGACAGCCGTGTGATGTATTTCGATATAGTTCAAGGTCAGCAGAAGGGTCAGGGGCCGTTTGGATCCACGGCCGCCGGAGACCTCCTGTCCCACTATGTCAGGCTGGAGGTTTAACGGTGCCGTTTCAAGTCCACCTGGATACCGGCAAGGCGCTCGCCAGAGTGGAGAAGATGACGAGCGAGCTCGTTAACTTCCCAGTCGAGATGGCGGAGGAGCTGACTGAGTGGCAGACCAAGGACATGAGGCGCCGCTATCCAAATACAGAACTGAACGGCAAGACGGCAGAGACGAGCATCTGGCCTACGTCGAGGATCGCACACCTCAAGAGTAAGACGGGAATACATAAGACGAGGTTTAAGTCGAGAACTAGTGGCGCCATCCGCAAGGGGTCTGGCAGTAGCAGGCCGATCCTTAGACCGATACTCTTCGATAAGCTGGTGGAGAGGATGGCGAAGCTGATGGAGGAGCACCTGTCGTGGCGATAAATATGTCGACCCTGGTCTACCTCCCCTCCCAGGACGTATTCGGGAGGACGGTTACGTTTACCTCCGCTCTGGGTAATTCGTACTCTGGTCAGGGTCGCGGTATCTATGACAGCCGCATCCTGAATGTCGTCCTGGAGGACGGAAGCATCATTACGGACCAGGATACCATCCTTGATATTAGAATTGCGGAGTTTCCTGTACTCCCCGTTCAGGGGGATACTGTCAATATTCCAGAAGACCCGGTCGTGGGCCTGCCCGCCCTTGGAGACTTCGAGATATCCAACGCCTGGAATAATGGCGGAGGAGAGTTGACCCTCCAGCTCAAGGCTATTGTATGATTACGGAGCAGCAGAGTATTCTGTATGATATCCGAGACGCCATGTATAGTGTAGTTACGGCTGACGCATACTTCTCTGGATGGACCCTTCGTAAGACGAAGATGCTGCCGGTACAGCCGGGTCTGCTACCGTACCTTGGCGTCTATATCGTAGACGAGGTGATGGTCCCCGACGGAGATGCCAATACCGGCTGCGTTAGGTTCAATCACACGGGTCGCATCGGTTTTTCTATAATCCAGGCCAATATCGATCCTGTTCAGGTCGAGCGCATGATCGATATGTCCTTCTGGAAGGTTATGGGGCTGCTGTGGACCGACCCCCACCTGATGAATGTCTTGGTCAATAATAATCCGGAGGGTGTTGGTATCGAGTCAATCCTGAGAGGCTCTCGCCGCCCAGTCTTCGGGGCTCCAGGAGCCAATAACGAGACGCCTTTCGCTGAGCTCCAGTACGAGTTGAACTGCTTCTTCCGTAGCGAGTGGTACCCAGATATCACGGATACGTTGGACGAGATCGACGTGACCGTCTCGCTCAACAATGCGGACCCCACGCAGATCCAGCCGGTCACAGTTAAGTACATGCTTCAGACGCTCAGAGAAGCGAGGAGGAGTTAGATGGTAACCGTAACGACGACGCTCACGCAGTCTCAGAAGGCTCGAGCCAATTTGGAGCGAGTCAAGAAGATGGCGACTCGTCCTGGCGTGCGGGTGGAGCCGAGAGACGCAGACATGCGTCGGCTGCTTAAGCATCCGAGGGCCGGTGGCTTCCGCAGTGAGGGCTCGATCGAGTGGCCCGACGATACCTTCACTCGGAGAAGGCTGAAGGAGGGCTCGGTCAAGCTGGCGGAGAAGAAGGAGGCCAAGCCTCATCCTGAACCGCCCGAGCCTCGCCGAGCGCGGACTCACGAGAGCTAAAGGGTTTAGGCCCTTAGTCATCCACTCACGGAAGGAGCAGGAAAATGCCTATCTCGTTTGCCAACATTCCCGCTAACATCAAGGTACCTTTATACTGGGTCGAAGTGGACCCCTCGATGGCGGGCCTGCCCACGATCAACCTCAAGGCGCTGATGGTGGGTATCATGACCTCGGACGGCGATGCACCGCCGGACGTTCCGATCCCTATCGGCTCGCAGTCGCAGGCGGACCAGCACTTCGGCGCGGGCTCCGAGCTGAGCCGCATGTTCCAGGCGTACTATAACAATAACTTCGCCAACGAGGTGTGGGGCCTCCCCCTGGCGGAGCCGGTTGGGGCTACGGCCGCGACGGGTACCATCGCCATTGCGGACGCACCGACCTCTGCCGGTACGATCCATCTCTATATCGCAGGGACCCCCATCCCGGTCAACGTCATGTCGACCGATACGACCGCAGACATCGCTCAGGCAATCGCCGATCAGATCAACAACTCATACTCCGAGAACGGTACCCCGGCCCTCCCGGTCACTGCCACCGTGAGCGCCTTAGGAGGTAGCGACGTCGATCTGACGGCCACGTTCAAGGGCGTCAACGGTAATGAGATAACCATCACCATGAACTACTACGGCTCGCTTGGGAGCGAGATTACTCCTCCGGGGCTCGGGATCACACTGCCTGTTGGCGGTCTCCTCTCCGGTGGCGTAGGCGTCCCCGTGATGGACAACGCGATCTCTGCCATCCAGAAGGATGCCTTCGAATATGTGGCTCTGCCCTATAACGACACTAATAGTATATTCGAGTGGGATCAGGAGTATGGCTTCACCGATCAAGGTCGCTGGGGCTGGGAGCGCCAGCAGTTTGGTCACGTCTTCTCGGCCAAGCGCGGGACCTATGCCGATCTGATCCTGTTCGGAGATACGCTCAATAGCGGTATAACGTCGATTATGTCATTCGAGCAGACGACGGTAAGTCCGATGTTCGAGGCGGCCGCAGCATATGCCGCAAAGGCCCAGCGGGCTCTGATCAACGACCCTGCGCGCCCCCTCCAAACGCTTGCTCTGAATAAGATCAAGGGGTGTCCGAGGGAGGATCGCTTCGACTTCCCAGAGCTCAACAGTCTGGCCTCCAACGGACTAGCAATCCAGGAGACCGGTAGTGATCGCCAGCCGATGATCCTGCGTGAGCAGACTACGTACCAGCTCAACTTGTGGGGTGCTCCCGACGATGCCTACGAGCTGGTGACGACCCTGGCGACGCTCGCTAAGCTCCTGCGCAATCAGAAGCATGTCATCACCTCGAAATTCCCGCGCCATAAGCTGGCTGACGACGGGACCAAGTTTGGTCCTGGTCAGGCCATCGTAACGCCGGGCATCATCAAGGCCGAGCTGGTTAGCGACTACCAGATCGATATGTGGAATGGCTTGGTCGAGAACCTCAAGGCGTTCAAGGCCAACCTGATCGTCGAGCGCGACCCGAACGACCCTAACCGGATCAACGTGC